GTTTGCAATAAAAATCTTTAGCCCTGTTGCAATACAACAGAGTCAAAGCCAAACCCCCGACAAGATTTAGATAACGGCCAGAGCCAAGAATCGTGACGTCCTATTTAATAAAGAACTACACAAAACGTTTCAGACTCTCTGTTCTGGAACGCGGATATTGCAATTCTTAGTAAATGATCTACACGCCAATACGGGAAAGGCGCGCATAGTACCCCCGCTAACCGATAGGTTGCCCTGGGGGGGCGCTATACTTATCAATATATATAAAACCAGGGTAAATTGGACTATATCGATCAGCGTCTATGTAGCAAACATAGGTGGGATTGATACGAAACAGTGAAACGATAAATCGTCAGCACCGGAACGTAAAAGGTTTCTAGTAGAATATACAGTATCTGAGATATAAGTATATTGTAAGTTAGAAACACAATGATTTGTAACGAGTGGGCCTGTACCGGCACCCTCGTTATTGCAAATGTGCGACGCACTAGGTCGCGCAACTGCATGATAATATTGTGGGATAGCGACTTCACCACAAGTTGATTTCTCTGCATCAAAAAGCAGAAGGGGATTTCCAGAACCAAAGGCGATGTTCTGGAAAAATGTGACGCCTGTAGCAGCTACAGCCGAAACAAACTTGGAAGCTCCATTATACCAACCGAGACTACCAGAAATAACATTTTTCCCAGTAGAAGCATTTTGTCCAAAATGTCGGAGACGAACTCCTCCTCTAGACAAAGCATAGATTGAAGTGAAAATAGAATAAGCGTCAGGAATACACTGGGGTGCGGCCGTAACAACAGCAGCTCCCGGAGTGAGAGCAACATCAGCAAGAAATGGGAAAACCACATCACCTGATTGAGCTCCAGTCTTTTGGTATATAGGAGTATATTTCTTAAGAAAAGGTCTCAAAGAAACAATCTTCTCTCCTATACAAGCTTCTGATTCAGCTAATCCATCACCACTTAAGGAAGAACCACCTATCATACCAGAATCTACTATGGTACTAGACACTGGGCCATCCCAGGACATCTGCTGAGAGAACGGAATTGTAGGGTATTCAACTACTGTTCTGATAGGAACAGCGAACTGTAAATCAGGACCACCACAAGTTTCAACTAGTATATTAATACTAGATGTAACTGTAGCTGGAGCCTGCAATGGATCAAGAACCGAAACATTGATCTTACCAGAACGGTTATTCGCAGTGTTTATCTGAAGCCAGGGTGTATCACAAGCAAAAGGTACTGTAACCCTAAATTCAGTCTTTTCACGGATATCCCAAATCTCCCTAAATGTGTAGACAGAATTTGCATTATTCAATGTAGGAACAGCATCCATCTTAATATTATAAGGAGTAAAAGTGATCATCAGTCTACCAGTATGGAAATCTGTTTTAACTACTTTGAAAATGTAGGTTATACTACCCCTCCACAATTGAAAATAGGTAGAAAGGAAACCCATAGGAACATAATTCTTCAAAGTACTCAACCCGTCGGTTGTATTAATATACTGATAGGGATGAGTATACTCACTTAACAAGGAAGTATCGGCTGCCATCGCATGAGTCCATGTTAATACATTAATATAAGCTGGAATCTGTTTTAGGAAGTCGATAGACATTTCATCAATATCTGTTCCACCTACACCTGTCATAACTGCGACATTATTATCTGCCATAAGAGCTAAAGGTTGGGCGGTATCTATAACATTAGAAGAAGCATTATAAGACATAGGGGTACTAATAACCCTATCAGGACCACCCAATTGACTAGGGCGTGACCAACCCCAGATAGAAGCAATATCAGCCATAATATTGGTTGCCCATTTAGTAGGAGCAGCAAAATCTGTAAGGAGTGGTACTTTCGAAATACCGTCTGTAAGAGTCGCAACTCCTCTGAGCGTACTCTCAACAGGTCCGATTTTTGATTGTTCATCATCAAGCGGACTCTGTCTCGTTTTCTTAGGTCCTTTCCAGGCCATCTGAGGAATAGCAACGGAACCTAGTTCGACATCATCGAGTTTAATAAAGAGAGACGCAGAAACTTCTAAAGAACCAGCAACAGCAGCAACAGGATGATAAGGATACAAAAATACATAACCAACATCTCCATATTGTGTAGCGTTCTGTGGAAAAACACCCAGAGTATGACTTACATACGGAATAACCAACTCAACTTGAGAATCCTTATTAATATCCAATTCTACATGTGGAAGCTGAGTTATCCCAGTAAGGAAGTGTCGATGCATCTTTAACCAAGATAACACTGTGGCATCACCTTCAGCACCAGCTGTAGGCACCCAAGCTAGTATATATCTGCCAGCTTGAAACTTAGTAGCATTTACCTGAAGTATAAGACGCACGGTAGCTTTTGCCAAAAACCGCCCTTTCATCTTTTCTTTATAAAAAGTGTTAGATGCCAAAGCAGTAATCGGCCTAAAATTCGCAAAAGTTCCAGCAACATCAGTATTGGAAAGAGTATAATTAGCATACAAATAAGGTCTTTCAAGAAAACCTTTCAATGTAGAATCAACTCCCGACTGAGCTGACCGAAACATAGCGGGATTGAGCGGAACAAATTTCTTTGGTTCCGCAATAACAACTAACGCGTCAGTAGTGTTAGAACCAACATCTCCAAAAGAGGAATTTGCTGGAGCCGTGTGGATTTGATCATTATTGACATTAAGGGCACCACTCGTATTCCCATCTGTCATTATTACATTTGTAGCAGGTTAAATTTCTGAACTAGATAAACCCATAACTAGTCCATAACTGTAGCGCTCTGTTGTTGGTGATTAACCGAGTACAACTGAACAGTACCCTAAATAGGAAAACTCTTTAACTACCAAAGCCTATCTTCTCATTAACTACAGATTTTTCTTTAAAAGAGAGAAGACGGTAACCAGAGGTAGAGTTGACAGTTTAAAGTCATATCAGGACGGGGCAAATTATAACCAAAGAAGTTCAGCATCGAGAACAAACTCCTGACAAGCTCTAAAGTCTTGTCGAAGAGGAACTCTATCATACTGTTCTCTATACGCATCAATTATTTTTGGAGCCCACTCATTGAAAACCTCCTTACCATGGAGGGATAATTCATAAAGAGACTCCTGAACATTAGAATCAACAATAGCATCCTGCATATTTGTCACATTCCTAGTCCAATAAGGTATTTCTAACACCACTGAAAGACGTAAAGGTGCAACCCAACGACGTAAATCAGTGTCATACCTAAAAGAGCGTTTAAGGAACTCTATCTCTTCAAGCTTACGCAGAGAGGAACTAGTTTCTCCTTTAGTTTCCGAAGTGTAAACCATCCCGAGTTCCAAAACATATCTGGAAATGGTTTGTTCATTAAAATGAAGAGCATATCGGTCTGAAACGGCAAAAGCATTGTCATCTCCAAGACAAATTAAATAAACATTCTCTACGAACTCAGCCATAGCCTCACCAAAAGCTAATCCCAAATCCAAATCCTCACACATTCTAAGCCACGCATACCTCAAGTTAATATTATTATAAATAGTATTAACAGGAGTAGTTAACGGATGACCAGACGGTAAACTAGAGGGCCAAATATAAATCATATCCTGATGAACATGTTTCGAATTTGTTAAATCTTTCCATAAGGTTTGTCGTACGACTGAGTGATTCTCATCTTTCATACGACGAAAATACCACCTATTAATTATACCTAAGATAGTGTCATGTATTTCAGGTATTTCCCTACCATCATATCCACTATAATCTCCAGCACCAACATTTGGATGATCGCCACACATCCTTTTGAAATTTTTGGCAATCACATCCCACTCATAAGAGTAAGGATTAACCCCTACAGCGGAACCATTAGTGGTATGGTTTGAAAAGTACCACTGACAAAATCTACCAAACATCTGGCGATTGGCTAGCAAGTAATCTTCTGGACACCCAGAGAATAACCGAGTTTTACCAGCCAACCACTTTTCTAATAAGACACGTTCAACTTTTAAGTTGTCCGTATAATAGACTTCAGAACGAATACCCTGAGAAGCTAAATCCAGCATTCCTTGAACATTATTCTTCAATTTTTTACAAAGAGTAGTAGTAAGATCATACTCTTGTCCCTCACCAAAAATAGCGAAGGATCCTTTCTTTCTCCTAACATCCCTATCATGGATGAGAGGATAACCCGGACTTGAGGCGCGCTTCACGGATTTAAAAAATTTCTCACCAGGAAGTCCACAGACAGCTGTCTCAAAATCGAAAATCTTCGGTTCGATCCTATTATACTGGACCCTTTCAAGCCAATCACCATAAAACACCGCTATACGAGCTACTTTCTCAAGGTCAAACACCATCGTGTTAATGTTGTTAATACAATATTTAGATAAGGCCATAGAAAAAGGGTCTACTATATTTCCTTCCAAATTATGAAAAGGTTTAGTGTGACTGGGTTTAGTAATAGCAGGTCCCCACATAGAATGGAGCCTAGAGTGACGAATATTAGATTTCCCACTACTAAGAACAGGTGGTGAAATAGATTTCAAGAAAGTAAATCTCTCAGGAAGCTCAGAAAGCAACATTTGAGTTTCCAAATGTGGAGCTTCTTCAAATTCTGAAATAAGATCTTCCAAAACTTCTCTAGTCATAACAGCAGCTATACCAAATTGATCATTACCAGCTACATGAATACCAGCAAAAACACCATAATGCGCATTATTGTGTAATAGAAACAGAGGTCTACCACAGTCACCCTTACAGAAGCGACCATCATAGCGCATTACCTGGTGAACCCTATAATAAGCCTTAGTACCGGGAGTATTTACTCCCTCCTGCTTCAAAAATCTAGCTTGACCAATACGCGTCAAACTGGGATTCCCAGGGCAAGTTATCATAGAAGGAACATTATTATAATTCTCCAATTCTTTCTGTGATACAAATCTAGCTACAATATCTTGAGCTTGGTTCTTAATCAAACCATCAAGATTTACTAACGCTAAGTCAGATTCATCCTTCATAATTGTTGGAGCAAACAACAACTCTTGCAAAGTCATCTGATATTCTTCATTAGAATCATGATTTATAAGCTTCAATTTCCAATTTAATGCCAACCTATCCTCAGCACAACCAGCACCAAGGGTAGTCAAATAATGAGCAGGAACTAATAAATACCTATCTCTAACGAAAACACCATATCCAGAAGATAAAAAGCTACCATGCCTATTTTGAGGCCTAAAATCCCATATATTCTTCTTAGATATTTTATCAGCTAAATCATAACCAACATGAGGCGTTCCTCCAGCCATTTGTGACTTTAGGATACCGGGGTGTTTTGCGGCGAGTTTCGCCTTAAGATTTTTCATTCTCGTAGAAGGAGCTTCATGCATCTTATCAGAGTGACCAAAAGATTGGTCTTCAGAGACCGGACTAGGTTTGCCAGTGTAGAGCGAGTATAAATAACCACCCACAGCAAGGACAATCCCCAATCCACTCAAAACAGCATATGAATCACGTATCCAGCGATATATTCGAGAGAATATGGAAATCTTAGGATCTGCAAGATATAGAGCTATCTTGTCTTTGATTTTAACATAATGCAATTTAACAGAGGATATATTCAAACGAGGTCCTAACAATATTTTAGGAGCTAACTCATATAATTCCAAAGCTTCATGCCAAGCTATCTCATTTCCATCAAAGAAAAGAGACATAGCATCATCACCAAAATGGCGATAAAAACTATACAGGGCATGAGCGACCAAGTCGTACTTTAAGTTCAGTTCAAAACCATATTCCCCTTCAATAATATTAACAAGCTCAAATAGCCTGGTTTGTGAAGGATATCCTCTAAGAGCATACTTGATCTCAAATAATTTAATAAACTCTAAAGCTTGGGGTTCTGTAGCAAAATAATTTAGCATATAACGCAAATGCGTAGTATCCATAGAAAATATACTCAATAACCCCTTACTATGTGTGCCAAATTGTTGGTCAAGAGTGTGTCCTTGCCTGTGATGTAGATCGCTATTGAAATCGTCATCAGAATCTGAATCTGCGACGATATAATCATTAAGATCCTCCATCGCTAACTGTTCGTTGCCATCATACGGATCAAAGGTCAAATCTAAATTACCATAAACATCACGAATACCTGAATGAACCATATTGCGATCTTCGTAACGAGCCCTATAACTATGATATTTATCAACAGAAAGTCGGACAAGTTCGTCAAATGTAATAAGACGAGACGTTTTAGCATTCCTATTACATAAGCGAAGCAAAGGAACATCGGGAGTAAATTTTCCTCCTGGTAACTTACTCGTATCAAAAGTTTTTTTATCACCCAAAAGATACTCATCTTTGAATTCAACGGAAATATCAAAGTCAAATCGTCTATTAACTGCCTCCATATCCCAAATAGCACCTGAGGTTAGCTTATCTTGATTACTTGAACATAATATAAACTTAGACTTAAAGAAAGTCCCGGCTTTATCACCAATAGCAGCCATGTGAAGATTATACGGAGCTACATTTTTCGCTCTAATAAAATTCATCCACTCTCCATCACCAGTGCCAACAGTGTCTCTAACCTGACCCAAATCATCAAAAATAGTAACCCATTTATGGTCATTATACCCATCCCAATAAACTTGTTCATGGGCACGATAATATAAATATTTATCTGGACCTTCGTTAAAGTCATCTATCAACTCTTGCGGAAGAGTGGCTGCTGTAAGGGCGTTATGAAGGAAATCCAACATTTGACTTTTACCAGTTCCAGGTATTCCTCGGAGTAAGATCGCAACAGGTTCTGGTCGTGAACCATCACCTAAGAAATGTGAATCTTGAAATTCCTTAAGAAGCTTCTCCAAAACAGACAACCTCGTACGAATCAAATAGGAAACTCCACTTGTAGGATTACCAGGCGGCAATTCTTTAATCAACTTAGTGCCGATTCGGAATAGAGCAAGAACCCTATCATAAGAGGTCTGAGTAAAAACGACCTCATGCTTCTCTAATTGTCTTCTTAGAACTTCCACAGAGTCAATAAAAGAGTCAACTTCAGGAAGCGAGGAACTAAAGAATTTCACATACGCATAGTCTCCAAAATAAGACCTAACTTTATTAAAAACATACTCAAAGAAAAGAAGCACTCCTCTCAATGAATCAGTAAGTGACTTGCCCAGTCTATCCTTCTTCTCAAAATAAGAAAAAGCTAATTTCGACAAATTCACTTTTGGTGTAGACAATCCTATAACAGCAGCCAGAGCGGCTACACCAACTGAAGCGGCCGTCGATATATCATCAACGCCGAAGTTAGGTTTTAAACTTTCATCGTAAGACGGTTTGTACGACTTACACAACCAATCTAAAATCATGCTATGTCCATTGTTTAAGGTCAAAGCAAATAATCCAGCAATACCAGAGATATACATCGAAGATCTATCCCTGGAATGCAAATAATGAATCCCAGCTCCCACACTAATCCACAGTGTAGTCGTTGCCAAAGATTCCTTTGTTCCATCAAAAACAGAAGCCAAAGTTTTAAAAGCTTCAGAAATTTTAGAAGGAGCTTCCACTAATTTTACCAAACTCTCAGGTGTCACTTTTTCTTTGATATCTTCCGAAAGACTCGAAAAATTTCTAATACAAGTTTTAACCTGTGTCGCCAATTCTGGAGTACCGAACGGTTTTAAAATCGTAACAATCTCTGACAAATCTCCAGCAGTTCTTGATATTCCGCTTATAACATCCATAGCGGGGGAAAAAGGATTCAAACCTTGCGGTTCGAGATCAAGCTTCGAGAACTTGACATCACGTTTTTGTTGTCTTCTCTTTTTATACTTTTTAGGCGACTTCTCTTGACGAGAGTTGCTTAAAGCAAAAGAAACAGTAGGAAGAATCTTTTTCCTTTTGTTTTGCGCAGAAGGACCCATCGCAAAACGGGGATATAACTTAGCGGCTTCCGCTAAATTTGGAAATCCCAAATTATCAAAATCAGCTGGCGTAAGCTGTACAGTTAGATTAGAGAAAAACTTAAATAATTCTCCATCAAAATCATCCTTAAAATAATCTAAGGGGTCATCATACAGCTCTCCAAGCATCTGATCCCAAAGGACAAAATCCTTAAAGAATTCTGTCAATTTCTGAGCAGAGCTAATAGCAAATTTATTTTCGTCTAGCATTTCGGGCTTGAGACCGGACGAACGGTCTGAGAGGCCATCAGTGGTTGTGTTTGTGTTGTAATTCATAGTGCAATTAAGCTTGTGGCGGAGTGTCTCTCTCCTAGCATTATAGTCTACTCACTCGTACACTAATCTTAGGCGTACGAATAGCCCAAAATTAAAGATTCTAATAATCTTCAAACACCGGTTCCCTTCGACAATAAGGAACGACAAAATGGGTTATAGCAACCAACTCCCTGAACTTGTCAAGGTCAAGAGTGTTTCATAAAAAGACACACAAAATCAGTTGTGTTCATCCTAGATACGAAGGGTGTCTCTCCCCACAAATATATAGCACAACTACCTCAAAAGATATTTCACAATTGAGAAGGTAAGACATAGATACCTACTATTCACCAAATATGAGTTTTGAATAAGAGGCATTGGGTTAACACGCTCAATAAGTAAACACTATAAAGAGACTTTGTTTTTCCAATTCAGCAGTACTGAAAGAGAAAGCGCAGCATACATCATAGTGCTCAATAAAGAGACCAGCTGAGCAATCGAGTTTTCAGAATAAAGCTTATGTGAAACCATTGTGCAGTACACAATAGCAATCAGTTCACTTTACAAAGAAGCCCAATTAAACAGATCGTTATCGTGTGTATAGTTTTCCCAAC